GTTTGTTTTATTGTTTATTTAAGTCGTACACTATTGTATCAACTACATCCTGAACTGTTAAGCCTATAAAGTCTGCTAATCTGTGTGCGTGTATAAATCTAAGGTTGGATGGTATCTTTATGAAGTCTCTGCTAGTAGCATAATTAACTCCTATTACCTTACATAGAGTTGAGTTAGATATTCCGTAAATCCTTAGCAGTGCTTCAAACTCATTCCTTGATTGTCTTATTTTTAGTAATGAATATTTTTTAGTCATTTCTGTGCATATGTTTGTCAATCTTATCAGTGCTTACCTTGAACTCTGTCTTATTGAAATGATAGAAGTCTAGTAATTGCTTCTCATCTAACAGACTCATAATATCATCTTCCGTAGCAAAATCCAATACATTTTTATCTTCCCATATAATGTAAGTGAATGACTTTAAGAAGTGTTTAAAAATCTCTATAGTTAAATACTCCGTCTTTGAGCATCCTGAGCCATTGTTTTTGTGGGTCTTTTTCATATCTATTGTTGTATAGTTTAGTTATTATTTCTTCTGCTTCTTCTTCTGATAAATCATTTAGCCTATTGAGAATATCAGCCTTCATTGTCGTTGTGAGTGATGTGAAGTCAATGTTCCCTTCAATGGTCAGCCATTGTGAGTATGTTAGCTCACTAGGCTTTCCATCAAAAAGTTCATCTATATCCTGATTACTTAGGCTCATCTACAATTTCATCCTGACCAAACACTCCTTGCTCATAGAATCCTGTTAGCTTAAGAACTACTCTACTCATTGCTCTTTTCTCTGCCATTGATACTGGGAATTTCTTACCACCACCATTTAAGTTAGATGGAGATGCTTCCCCAAAACTCATTACATTTCTTACATCATTACCAACTTTCATAGTTCCTGCTGCTTTCAATACACAGATACCTTTATCTACATCCATAGTAACTACTTCATATCCGATAGTGATTCCATTCTTAGCAGAAATCTTATCAATACCTGTTCTAGTGATGATTACAAACCCTCTAGGGTCTTTAAAGACATCTTCAGCAGTTAAGCCATTCTCTTTGTAAAGTCTTCTTAAAGCCTCTGTTCTTGTCTCAACAACTATCTCTGGTTGTTTTGTTAGTTTTTCTTGCATTGTTTTTTTTGTCATTTTGTTATTATTTAATTGATTAGTATTTGTTTCTAGTTGAGCCATCTCTTGCTCTTTAATGTCCATCCATATATCTTTTTGCCTTCCCATGATTATAGTGATTGTTTGCGAACCAACACATTAACAGGCTCTTTACCCATTCTAATTCTCCATAAGTCATAGCATTTAGCTGCACTTCTTTCATCATCAAATGATTTTGTGTTTACTCTAATACAAGCAATGTATTTGAAGACACCATCTTTTGTTTGTCTTATCTGTACTCCCTTGTATTTGCTTTTACCTATGTATTCAGTTCTGTTAGCCATAATTGTCTATTGTTTTAGTTAGTAGACCACAAAGATATAAAATTGGAATCAATAAGCAAGTACTTTTTAACAATTTTTAGAAAAATATTAATGTACTAGAGTGAAATTGTATGTAGACTATGATTTAATTTAACATTCTTCTTTGCAAAAAGTCCATATAAGACTTATTACTTACTTTGTATTGATGATTTGAACCTTTACAGAACAGTATTCTCTGTACAGTTCCTTGCTCTGTGAATATAGTCTTCAATAATTCAATCTCAATAGAGCCACTAACAGGACAAGCCCATTTTGGTAATCCTTTCTTCACAGCAATATTAGTAACACTTCCAAAGTAAGGTTTTAAAGTCATATACAACTCCTCAGTGGTTACAATATCTCCTTTGTTGTAATCTACCATCTTACCTAAGTACTCTTTTTGTTCTTCTTTATTGCCATACTCTATCATATCCCACATATGTATTCCCTCGTGAGATTGCTTTAATGTTAATCCAAAGTAGTTAGCCATATAAGCCATAGAGAAACTAGGCAATCTAAAGTACCTCTTAGCCATTCTATAGATGTCAAAGGACTTCACATACCTATCGACCCTTAAACTGTGCTTAGCAGCTCTAGTATTAATCCACTTATTGTCAAATGAGTTATTATTTTGCCCTATAACCATTGATGCCTTGTTGTATTCTTTAAGGAAGGTTTTAAGCATCTCCTTATCACAATGCTTTTTATCCCAAGTTAAATGTTGAACCTCATCCTCTCCTATCCATTTCCACGCTACACTTATTATCTTAGGCTCTGTCTTTAATTGTTTGTGGTTTATGTATTGCTTCCCAGTCCACCATACTGTCGCTTCTATCCTGCTTGTTTCTATATCATACACCATTATCTTATCATCAACAATTTCAGATGACTTAATACTTATACTTAGCTCTTTAGCGTAATTCCTTATTGTTCTTTCGCTTACTGAAAGAAATTCAGCCAATTCTTCTTGAACTATTTTTCTTGACTTGTTACTAGCGTACTGGTCTATAATTAGTTGTCTGTTCTTTTTGCTTAACAAATTAACACTCATATTGTTTATTGTTTTAGTTATTAAGCAACAAACATACAAATAAAAAATCGTATATAATACAAAAGTGAGATGTTTTTGAACACCTCACTCTTGAAAACTATAAACAATGAAACAAAGATAGGCACAACCCTATCTAAATCTTAAAGCAAAGATACTTATTTTTTACAACTACCATCACAATTAAGATTATTTTTTTCAAATAACGCAAATATAACTGGAACAATTCCTAACGCAGTAAGTATCAGGTTGTTCGCTGTTATTCCACTAGTAGCTATATCAGCACTAGCAGTCATTATGATGAGACCACTTATCGTTCTTTTGCTACTTAATTTTCCTTTTGTGTCTTTAAATAAACCAACAGTAGTGTTTAATAACTTTGATATTGGTTCGATTAATTTTAAATTTAACATATTCTTATTTTTAAGTTAGTAACCCCAAATAGTAGGAGATACTTTGTCTTTATCTAAATCTGCGTGGATAAACTTATTCTTAAAGTCTATTCCAAATCTTTCAAATCCAGCACCACCTAGTCCGCTAAGTATAAGTGCTAAGTTTTTTCCATCTGTAAATCTAATGTCTGCTGCTATTCCTTTTATATGAGATGATGTAGGACTCTTTATAGATAAAGGATGCTTACTACATCTATATCCGCTATTGATACGATAAGAAACTCCTGATATTCTTCTAGCCTTATCTATTGCTAATAAGAACTCATCATCTATAAGGTTAGTATTACAACCACACTTGCAGTTGAACTCACTTTTTTTAAAGTATTTTAAATTCATACTAAGCCGTAACCATTATAAATTCAATATCTATAGACTCTGTAGTTGAGCTTGACTGACCATCTATACCTTGAATAGCTGCAAGTGATACTATACTTGCGTCTACTTCTGTAGAGTCAATACCAGAGTCCATAAGTAATAGGCTGCTTGAAGGAGAAACTTCAAATACAAGATAGTCTGCACCATTGAAAGCTCTAAGTAATAGTGTATTAGCAGTGTCTAAATTTGTAATTCTAAAATACTTGTAATCAGTCTTAACAACCTGACCTTGACCATCCTCTGTTGTTAGTGATAATATATCCACAAAAGCTGTTCTATCCTCATTAGCAGTAATACTCATAACTCTTTGAGATACCTTACCATTGTCAGCGTATGTCTTGTTCATTGTATTCCCGTAAGTAACTCCATTAAGAGTGTAAGATTCTGTTATCGTTACTATTAAGTCTGATGGTACTATTGTTGTTGCCATAATTTATTTATTTATTTTGTTATTCTTTCTGTTTCTGATGTCCATTCTGGAGTACTCATTATTTCTAAAATCTCTGAGTGATTAAACTGCTCTACTCCTACTAAAAAAGAAGGAGTTTCTCCTGCAAATTTTAAAACAGTTTTCTCACCATCTACCGAAATCCTTAAAGTGGATTCACTAGTTTGCATTATTTCAGAGAAATCAATTTTTGCAACTTCCCTCATTTCGTATATTACGTAAATCATATTATTATTATTAAGGTATATCTGTTACTATATCACCTGAATCCATATTAGTCATAGTTCCATCATTACTGTTTGAACTATAGTCTGTAATTGTTGGGTATACTGAAGTTCCTTCTGTATCTCCGTTTCTCCACCAACCCTGTAAATTACCACTACTTACATAATTTCCTGTATCAGTTGAAAGGTCAATAGGAACTCCTGAATTGTAAACTTCTAAAAGTTCTGCTGAAGTTAAAGCCTTATTCCACACTGAACCTTCATCAATGTTTCCTTCAAAAAATAGCTCTCCTGCTGTATCTGTTTTAGCGTCTGCACCAAACATTAAAGGTCTATTATTTGAAGCGTGGTAAACTATATCTGCTCCAGCCGCTCCACCTCTTGCTCCTTTCTCAACTCCATCTAAATAAAGTGCAGCTACTCCTGTTGCCTTATCATAAGTTAAAGCAATATAATGAAATCCTGTTAAAGCCCTTAGGGTGCTACTGAATCCTGTTCCTGCTGATGGTTGTAAATAACCCGCACTACCTTCTCCTGTATCACTTACTCTAATAATCGAATTAAAAGAAGTTACAGTTCCATTATAATTATTCGCAAATAAAAGACCCCACCCACCTGAACCTACACAGCCTACAGGGTAACGAGATTGATAACCTCCTGAAAAAGCCCAAGTACTAGGATTTACCCAACAACCAACTGTTAAATTATCTGTAGGCATAATACTACTATCTTTAGTAGTGATTAGAACGTCATCTACTCCATCAAAAGCTAAAGAATATAGATTAGTAAATCCACTATCCGTATTATTAACACTATTCCGTCTTAATGTATTTGATAAACTAAGCATATATTATTGACCAACCTCTCCATCACTCTCTCTGTACCCAATACACACTCCAGAAGTAAGTTGAATGGCAGTAGTTCTCATAAACAATGTAGTTCCAGCAGGTAAAGTCAATCCAACTAAAGCAGACTCTCCTGTCATATTCCCAACCGTAATAGACGCTATAACCGACTCTACTGGAAACTGGATGCAGTACCAGTCCTTACCTGTTTGTGCTGCTGTAGTAAAAATTTCATTACCACCGCCTTTCCCAAGCATCTCAAGTAATAGTGTATTGTCTGTATCAAATGTACTCATTTTTTTATTTTTTAAATTATTATATTGTAAATATTTTTATAATCGCTGCCACTGCTACTCCGTATATCACCCACATTGCCTTCACTAAAACCTTCCTCATTGCTGTGTTTCTATTTACTCTAGCTGTAACTCCTGTATCTGGATTTAATAACTTTTCAGTTAGCTTATCTAGTTTTGTATCTATGCTATCTATCTTGCCTGTTATAGTGCTGATGTCTTTTTTCATTGAAATTAATTCTTCTTTAGTTGTCATAGCCAAACTCTAATGTTAAGGTGAAATAAATTTGTTGTGAAGCGTCAGTAGTTAAAACCATTGGAAATATTAAATCTCCTTGAGCTACATCAGAGACGTCAAATGTAATCTCTTGAAATGACTGCACTAAAGAGTTACCACCTGCAGTAGATGAAGTTATTATGTCTAAAGCGACAGGAGTAAAAGCAGAAGTAGTATCAGTTACAGGAGTAACCTTACATATTGCTATAGACATATCAGATGAAGTACTTGAAGTAAACCATCCCGTAATCTTTTTCAACTTACAGTCATCTACAGATACATAAGTAGGTGTTCTGAATAAGTTTATTGAATTTATTGTCTGAGTACCTATAGTAGCAGAACCAAAATTTGCGTTCATCTCAAATGGAGACTGAGCATCTGCTACTCCTTGTCTGTATTCGTATGTACTACCATTACCAACACTATATCCAATCATTTCGTGTGTAGTAGTCTTTATTGCGCTCCTATCAGCCCATACAAGATTCCCGTCAGTTCCAGTTGGAGATGTACCAGAATCCTTAGTTAATATAGTGTCATTAGTAGCAGTTTCAAACCCTTTAGGATTATGCCTATTTATATCACTTAAATTCTTATGTTCGTTTGCAGCCATAGTTTATATATTTATATTAACAAAAATCTTTCCAGCTATTATAACCTCTACTTGGTCTTGAGTAGATGCTATCGTACATTATTATTCCATGATTCTTGTATGTAGTTACGTTACAAGGCTTATTAGCTGTATATGTAGGATAGTCAGCACTATTATCTTTATCATTTAAGAAACTTAGCATATCCTGTAGGTATATCTCAGACTTTCTATATGTGTCTTGCTTGTAAGCGTTTAGCTCAGAAGGGTCTATAATAGTAGAAAACTCATCTATATTATGTACAATCCCCATACTACTACTATTGCTTTGTATTTCATTTATAACCTCAAACCTAGCAAACCAGCATAGAGTTCTAACCAAGAAATCATCCATTAAAGTTTGATTAGCTGTAGTTAGTGTGTCGTCATTATGCTGTGTCTTCAACTCCTCATAAAATTTCTTACCGATAGCAGACTTCAAGTGAGCTAACTCAGAAAGCAATATAGTGTTAGTTGATATTAAAGCAGGGTCAGTATTAGCATTAGTAAAACTATTACTTATAACCTCTCCTGCTGTTGCTAATGTTTTGTATTGATTTACGTTTGCCATAGTTATTACTCTGTTTTAGTTTTCTCAGTTACTGTTAAGTCCCCAGCAGCATCATCTCCCACTCCATCACCATCAATATCTTTAGTTACAATGATTTGCTCTCTATCAGTCAAGAACATATCACCCTCCTCAAGCATTGGTAAATCCTCATCTAACAATCTTCTTTGCTCGTTAATTGTAAGTACTTTAGATGGGTCAATCTGAGTAGCAAAACTAATTGGCGGCTCGTAGTGAATGATTAAATCTTCAGGAAGAAAACCTAACTCTTTATACAATAAAGTCTTAATACCATTCAACAGTAAGTCAGAAGTGTCTTTAATTACAGTAGTCATTGCTAAATCATAAGCAATTCTAATCTCACTACCTGTATTATTCATCTTACCACTTGAAACTAAACCACTTAGAGATGGTTGCCATCTATGAGCAGTTACAATATTCTGGTCAGTTATTCTTTGTAAATCTAACCAGCTACCATCTTGGTCATCTTTTATAATAGAAACATTAGCCGCAGAAGTATCTCCATTCTTAACGATAAACATAATCTTACCATTATTCCCCTCACCCACAAACTTCTTTTGTGCTTCATCTACTAGTTTTTTTGCTTCCTCCTCTCCCATATCTCCACTAATCTCAACGATTGCAGATGGTTGAAAGCCATTCTTAAATTTTGTGTGATTCCATTTCCCAATCTCATAATCAACAGCAATATGCTCTAATGCAGCAACATAATCTGGTAATCCGTAAAATGAGAATGTAGGTTCGTAATCTTTAAATTGAAGTATAAATCTATTACCTTTAACTTCTGGGTAGATAGGAATTATATTCAAATCATCTTTCATTGTATTGTACTTAGCCCAATCTGGGTGTACATACGCTTCTTTCTTATTCTTAGACATCCTAACAGTAGTTGCATCTATATGGTATAGATTCATCCCACCATCATATAAAACGCCCTCTAAGTAAGCATTTCCAAATGTATAATAATCATCTGCTAGTTTCTTGAAAATCATTCTTAATGACTCTCCATCAGCATTAACATCTTTAATGAAGTCTAAAACATCCTCATTATTACTAACAAATTTTGCACCACTCGTAAAGATAGTCTTTTGAGCAAGTACACTTCTGTGTGTAGATGATTTTCTCTTTAATTCTGCTAAGTATTGAGGAAATAAGTTGTTAGTACCAAATGGTATAAACTTAGTCCTTATCTTAGATATATCTTGAGGTTCTTCAATGTTCTGAGGTACTGCTAAATTAAAAACCCCAAATTCAAACGTACTACTCTTTTGAGTCTGAAGATTTGTTTTTCCTTCCCCTCTTACTTTCTTTTTTTGGCTCATCTTCAGTTTTTATAGTTGATAATTTTTCTACTAATTTAGTCAATCCTAAATCCTCATATAGATATGCTAATTCTTCTTGAGATGACTTCTTGAGATTGTATGTAGCTCCATCCCTAATAAGAACAACATCCTTCTTTGCTTTGTATTTTGCCATAAGTGTATATATATTTAAGTGGGTGTAATTTACAACTTTATCACCACAATTACACATAATTTATAGAAAGATATTAATAGGAAAAGGTTATAAACTTTTTACGAAACAAGTCCAACCTAAAAATATATCTTTAATTATTAATCTGTTGTTGCAGTTAAACCTCCAGCAGCAACTTCAATTCCTGTTGCAGCAGTTACATACTGTCTAGGCATTTCAAATTGTCTTGCCGTTAAAGTAATAGTGATTCCGCTTTCATCAGCATACGCTGCCCCAGTACCACCTTCAACAGTAGTTAATTGTGCGTAAGTTTGATTTCTAACTTGGTCAGTATTAGAATACTTCTGTGAAGCTCCCAAAACAAATGCATTATCATTAGTATCTACTGCTATCACCATCAAACAAGAGTTAGTGATGCTTTCTATTAAGTCAAATTTAAGTTGCTCTAATTTAGGTAAGAAGAAAGATAAACCACATTCAAATGCAGTTGAACCCATTTCTTTAGTTGCACTAATAGTTAATGCTGGAGTTTCATTTTTAAACTCATAAACCCCCCAAGTAGCAGTAGCTGCTCCAGTATCTACTATCTTTGTGATAGTGTGTTGTCCTGCAACTGTACTGTAGTCTACATCATCACCATCAGCCCAAGCTCTTATTAAAATTCTTTTTATACCACCAGTTGCTTGTAAATCATCACAAACAATCGCTAGTCCTGTATCTATTGCCATTTTATTTTATGTTTTTAATTGATTAAAAGTAATTAAGAGAGGAAGACTTTAACATCCTCCCCTCTATCATTACATTATTGTTATGCTATTACAAGTCCCCACTGAACAAGAGAAGAGTACAAGTACTGTACACCTAACTTGAAGTAACCTCTAAAGAACATTTTTTCTTCCAAATCATCATAAAATACTTTGAAACTTCCTTCTGGGTCAGTTACATCAGAACCAATAATCAAGTTTTCTACTGCAGTATAACATACACCTTGCGTAAGGTCAGTTACATTGTTAAATAAGTCTGGATTAGTATCAGCTAAGATAGTATCCCACTCATACATTGCTACTAATTCAACACCTCTGAAAGATACTCTTGGAGCAGCATCAACCATATTAACGATAGCTAAATCAGCTCCGTTACCTTCAATGTTTTGTAAGTAAGCGTTATATAACTTAGGAGTTACAAACATTTTCTTATCTTGTGGTGCTACTTGTTGTAATGCTGCTGGAGCTCCATCATAAACTTTCATAATCAAAGCTAATGATTCTGCTGCTGTTGGGTCTGCAGGTGCTGTTGCTGTTTTAGTTAAAACTGTTTCAGCTTTCATTAATTCCATCCATCCGTCTAATACTGCATATCCTGCTACTGCTCCTGCGATGTCTCCACCCCAAGCTAATCTTACTACATCTGAAGCGATACCTTTTACTGCTCTGTTTACGATTGCATCAGCTAACTGAGTACCTTCGATATTCATTACATCAGCTCCGTTTCTGTAAGACTCCTCGATGAAAGTTCCGAAAAACTCATCAGTACATTGCTCTAAAGCAACTCTACATCTACCTGCAGTAAGTACTTTGTCAGAAATATCAAATTGGTTAGCTCCACTTGCAGTTGAACAAGTTGAATAAACCTCTACGATTTTCGTTAAAGCTGCTGCTGAGTATACGTTCATTACGTGCTTAACATTAGGAATTACTCTATAGTTACGCATTATATCATCACTTCTAAATACTGGTTCGTAGAAGATTTCGTTTAATTGTGCACCACCATAAGTTGCAGTGATTGCATCGTTTGCTACATTTGCCATTTTATTTTATTTTTTAATTATTAAATTTTGTTCTGATTTTTGATGCCATTAGGTTGTAAAAACCTGCGTTTGCATCTACTATTTTGTTTTCAATTACAGCAGGGTCGCCTGAAGTTTCTAATTCTGTCCCTTTAGCATCTGCCTTATTGATTTTTGCGTTCAAACCTTCAACCTCTACTGTTAAAGTTTCATTGTTTCCTTTTGCAGAAACTAATTCTTCTTCTAGTAAAGACATTTTGTTTGATAATTCTATGTTCTTAGCTTCAAATTCAGAAATCTTATTTGTAATTTCTTCGTTGTCTCCTAAGTTCACAGTTATCGCAGTTTGTTCAGCAACATCTGCAGAAACCTTTACTTCTCCTTTTACGGAAGTAACAATTTCCTCAACCTTACTATTGAACCATTCTTTTAACTCGTTAGTCATTTTTTTGTTATTTATATTAATACTTAATTTATTCTTAATTTCTTCTTGTGTGATGTTCTTAAACTTAGAAACATCATACTTAGCAGCCACTTTAATAGAGTCAGAGATAGTGTCAATGAATCCTAAGCTAAAAGCCTCTTGAGCATTTAACCAAGTTTCTTCGTCCATCATCTCAGCAAGAACCTCGTGAGATAGTCCTGTTTTCTTTACATAAATGTCTGTCAGTTCACTTGTAATTTTATCAAGAGTGTCAGCAGTCTTACGCATATCCTTTGCTTCTCCTGCTTTACCTCCCCAAGCGTTATGAATCATAAACAAAGAGTTTTCTGCCATAATTACCTCATCTGCACCAAGAGCAATGATAGTAGCGATACTTGCTGCTATACCCTCAATGTAGACTGTAGTTTTAGCCTCTCTCCTTTTGATTACATTATACATAGCCATACCATCAAACACATCTCCACCTAAAGAGTTAATGCGTAAGTTGATTGGCATATCTTTTAAACCTTTGATTTCAGATATAAAGTCTTGTGCGGTTACTCCATAAGTCCCTATCTCATCAAAGATATATATATCAGCAGCCTCACCTGCTTTGTTTTGAATGTTATACCATTTCTCGTTCATAGCCACAAAAATACAAGTAAGTGCTTTTAGACTTACCCAATTTACCTACAAAACTTTTAGTATGTGATGTTACTTGATGGTTTAGACTTCTTTCTCTCCTTGTAGACTATGTTCTGAGCCATACTCTCGCTAATATCATACTTTATGGATAAATCCATCCAAGTGTGAGTTCTACTACCCTCGTTCCCTACTAGCAGCTTATCAAAGTCAGCGATAATCATATAATTCCTAATTCTCTTAGGCTCTATTAATCCTCTCTCTGCTAAGTGTCTAATCATATCCTTGCAAGTAGGATTGTCTCCAAACCTTTTTTCAAGCTCAGTACCAGCAATTTCAATAAAGTCAAAAACTACATCTACTTTATTTTGTCTTATTTTTTTTAGGGACATTTTTCTTCTTAGGTTTTGGTTTAGGTGTTTGCTCTAATTCAATCCATTCATCAACCATCATCTCCCAGAACTTACATACAGCTTGCCTGCAAGAACTGCAAGAGGTGGATTGCTTATTAGCAGGGAATAGTAAATGCCACTCTGCAAACATCACGTTTAGTGATACTGAGTGATAACTAGGGAAGTTTCTAGTATGATTTTTATTAGTGATAACCGCATCAGTCATCATCTTTCTTTTGTTTTTGCTGTAATTATCAGCTACTTCTTTGAAATTCATATGTAAAATTTTACCATTTATTCTCTGGACATTTTCCAAAAAACTCTTTCGTTAATGATGTCTTTGCATCTAGGAAACACTTACAAGAAGCACACCTCGCACCCTTACTTATCTTAGGTGTCTTTAACAATAAGAAGTTTCGGTAAAAACTACAACTTTTACACATTGCTAGTCTTTCTAATTTGGTTTTTTTATCAACAAACATTTGTTTATTTTTTAATTATTATACTGTAGCTTGAGACTGTATAACACTTACAGTGTTTTGACTTTCCGTAATATTCGCCTCTACTACCACTACCTTACTTGTGCCACCCATTGCTCCCATCATTTGATTCTGACCTAATGCACTGAATTGCTGCTGTGAGAATGAAGGCTGATTAAGAAGACCTCCATCAGCAAACTTAACACCTCCTCCTGCTGCGTTCATTGCAGATAACTGACTAGAGAACATTGATGTACTTCTTTTGTTTATAACAGCCTCACCACCCTCTAATTCAACAACTCTACCCCCCACTGCAAACTTCTCACCTCCTTGTGCGTGTGATTTACCTTGAACCATTCCTCCATTAGCAAACTCCTCTATCATTCCTCCTCTTGCTTTCTTATCTAATCCTGAAACAGTTTGAGCTAAAATTCCAGCTACAGATAAGCCAGACATTATATTATTCGCTGTTACTAGTCCTGCTGCTGCTGTAACTGAAGCACCAAAAGTAGGAATAGCCATTGCCGCTCCCTGACCCACTATCACTGCGTTTGACTCAAGGTTTTTCATAATAACCTCCTTTACTGCAAGTGCTTGTTGTAGAAGAAATAATCCTTTTGCTAGTTCAGAGTCTTCTGCAGCAAATCCTGCTGCTATATTTAAGTAACCTCTTAATGCTGCTACTTTAGCTTGTTGCAGTCCTACATTAGCATCTTTCTCTTGCTGTATGTTCTGTAGTTTTATATTTTGTATTCTCTGTTCTTCAGTGAGTTCTGTTTGAGCTATTTGTTGTTTAAGAGCAACTTTTTCTTCTTCTGATGTTAATTCGTTATCTATTTTTGCCTGTAAGAAATCTAATTGAACTTGAAGTTTATCATCATTATAAAATGTTTGAAGTCCCTTTAAATATGTTTCTCTGTTCTGTAATTCCATCCCCTCTGCTAGTAATAAGGAATCTGCATATTCTAATTGTAAATCTAATAGAGCTTGATTTCTATCTTGAGTTTCATTTACTACTCCACCACCTCCTCCACCTGTATCTAAATCTTTATCTGCCTTTTCCTTTGCTTTTCTCGCAGCAGCCATACCATTCATTATTGCAGTGAAACTTAATCCTAATTGTTTAGCAGTTTCTTCATAACCAGCTACTAAATCCTTTTTATCTTGGTCAAAATTATCAATAACATCTTTGTTTAGAATTATAGATGCATCTGCCATATCCATCATAAGTTGGTTTTGTGCAACTGTATTCTCATCAACCTTAATTAAATCTCTTTTACCTTCAGCTAAATCTATATTTGCACTAACCTGACCCTTAATTGCTTTTGCTTGTTTTTCTGACAACTCAGCTAAATCTTCCTCCATCTGCATCATAACAATTCTTTCCATCATTTTGTTATTCACTTCAATCTGCATATCTCTAATCCCCTCTAAATCTGTTTTTTCTGAAATAAGATTTGGTAAGTAATCTCCATACTCAGTATTCAAATCCTGAATAACTTGAACTCTTGCTTCTTGACTTAAATTACCTTGAGTCAGTAGAGAGAACTGGTCATCCATTGCTTGAGTGGTTTCTTGCAATACCTCAAGTTGAGTTTGCTGTGGATTTATAGAGTCTGTTATTGTATTCATTAGTTTAGCTAACTGACCAGTGAAATGAGTCATAAAACCTCCTTTACTTCCACCTATTAATGCAATCTGTAATCCTTCAGAGGCTGACTGAAGTCTTTTAAATGCACCCTCAAGTGTATCGCCGACAATATCTGCCATTTCTTTTGCAGAACCATTGGCTAAATCAAACTGATTAGTTAAGTGTGATATTCTCTCAGAGCCAGTAACCATTGTTTGAAATGCAGCTACTTGCCTTAAATCTACAAGTTGCATCATCTCTGCATTTGACAACCCCTCAGAATTTAATTGCTGTAATGCTCTTTCTAAATCATCAGAACTTTTTACTGTAAATCCTAAATGTTTTGATAAATCTGATGCAGGGTCTTGCATCTTTAAAAATATATTTCTTAAAGAAGTTCCTGCAATAGAAGCCTCAATACCAGCGTCTGTAAGTGTACCCATAACTGCTGTTGTAGCCTCTAGTGATATATTAGCTGCAGATGCAATAGGAGCAACCTTAGTCATAGATGTTTGAAATTTCTCTATATCTAATGCGGACGATGTAAATGCTTTAGCCATCACATCCGCAACTCTACCTGTTTGATTTGCATCTAAACCAAACCCTCTAACTGCCGCTCCTGCTACTGTAGCTGCTCTTGCTAAATCCGTATCTGTTGCTGTAGCTAGTAATAATGTAGCTTCTTGAGCTTTTAATATTTCTTTAGTTGTAAATCCTAACTTACCATAATTAGTTTGTAGCTTAGCTACTTGTGTTGCTGTAAAGAAAGTTGAACGACCTAACTGTTGAGCTGTATCTCCTAATCTTTTAAAGTCTTTATTACTAGCTCCAGTAATTGCCTTTACTTTAGCCATCTGAAACTCAAAATCTCTAAAAGTCCTAACAGCATTAGTAATTACTTGATTTATTTGTCTGAATGCAGCTACACCAGCGGCAATACCTAAAGCCATCTTACCGAAACTCTTTGTAGTTGATTTAGTTTTCTTTTCTAATTTATCTAACTGACTACCACCCTTTACTACTACCTGAACTACTACCTTTTCTGTATTCGTTGCCATTATATATATTATTAATTAAAATGCTTTTTGAACATTTATTGTTGGATTATTTTTTTTAATTTGTTCTGCTATCATATCTGCTACATCTTTTCCAATAGATGGTGCTAACTTTGCTACTATCTTATCTTTAAACTTACTTGCTGTATATCCTGCAAAGTTTGTTCTTCTAGGTAATTTGTTTCCTTCTTTGTAATACCAATAAGGCTCTCGCATTGAACCATCAAAATTCCTATTACCATAACCAGCAACCTCCATCCTCTTTAAAATCATTTCAGGACTAATGCCAAGTGGATGTGCTACAAAAGTTCCATTACCCTCCTTAGCTTTTATCCAGCTCTTTATTGCTCCTAGATTTGGTATTTTAGCAAATAACGGATTGTTTACTGCTTTCCAATAACTAACAGATGATATTATGCTTAAAGTACTATTCTTAATGTGATACCTAAGACCTCTACTTAATTTACCAGTAGCATTGTGCTTTTGGAATTTAAGTTCATCTTGTAATCCCTTCCTAAGCATAAATCCAACCTCAATAAGAGTTTTATTTGTTCTCTTAAGTTTCATCTGTAGGTATTATTTGGTCTGCTGCTACTCTTAATACTTTGTGTGCGTTACCCCACATATCAGTAGCATAAACA